AAGGAGATCAAGCATGGCTAAAACTAGTAAAACATGGGAGGTTACATGGTTCAAAAACCTCATACCTCCATCTATGTAGTAAATAACGTACAAGATCTTCTCCTGCTAATCCTATAGTTTGATTAGTTCTTCCCATATCCACTTTGTCAATGAGTTTGTGACCAGTTTTCTCCAACTGAAAACTCTCCTGAGAGTGGTATTCTGAGTCCAAGTCCAATCCCTGTAGTGGTAATTGCCTCGACACATAGTCTACCGATTTCTTTGGCATATTCCTCCTTTACTGTTAGTTGTACTTCATCATGAACAAACGCTACTTGATCATAGTCCTCTCCACGTTTGAATCCTTTTTGATTAAGTAGTGAATGCATTTCCACTACCCATTGCTTACAAATAATAGCTCCTGCTGATTGTAGGAGTGTATTTAAAGCTGCATGTTTAGATCTAACAGGAACTTGTCTTCCGTCCAGTCCTTTGAGAGATCCTTGTATCTCAGCTTTCTTTTGTACCTTAGTCCTAAGTTGTTTTAGTGCTGGAAGTTCACTAAGAAATTTCTTTTTTAATAATTTTCCTTCTCTTTGTCCTTTCCCCACAATTTCCCCAATTTTTTGATCTCCTGCACCATACAGAAAACCATAAATGAAGGTCTTCGCTTGATCCCTAGTAGCCAAGCCTGCTGCCTCCTGATTAACAGTATGTATATCTTCCTCCAACAATTTCTTACCATATACACCACCATCATAGTTCGCCAGATTGAGATAAACACCGCAACTCAAGCCCAGAGACATCAATCCCCAATAGTTTCTGTCCTCTATTCGGAATAAATAAAGACCTGCAATCCTTCCCATAGGGTGCATTTGTATTTGGAACCTGAGCGAGGTTCGGATTTGAGTGAGATGCCCTAGAAGTCGATGCTCCCATCGTGTTGACTCTACCATGTAACCTCCCATGTTTTACTAGTTTTAGCCATGCTTGATCTCCTTCTGCAAGTTGACCAATGCGTTTGTTTAACATTAGATACTCAGACATTAGCTTAGCTTCTGGATACTTTAACTTTTTGAGAATACTCTCATCAACTTTAGCTTCGCCTGACGGAGTGAAATCTCTTGGTTCCCATCCTCTAAGTTCCTTGAGTCGTTTAGCAATATGTTGTCGTGAATTAGGATTGAATTCAATAATCTTAACCTTAGAATACAGTTCATTCCTCCGTAGACCTTCATTGATGAGCCATGAACCAAAAACTTTTCGGAGTTTATCTCCAAGTTCTTCTCTCCTTTGTGCCAGCTTTTGATATAATTCAACAGCTTTTTCTTCATTGAATGCAAATCCATTTTTCTCCTGTTGGTTACAAATTTCGGCTATGTTATGCTCCAATCGTATACTATTTTCACTAGGTAAACGGAGCCTTAAATTTTTCCATAAAATATCCGTTAGTTCTACATCATTAATACAGTAGTCAATCATCTCTTGAGAAACCTCTTTGAAATCAGTATGTTTTCCAAAGTTCCCTTTGTTGTAATTTAATCTACATCCCCATGCTGCTAAAGAATGTGATCCCCAAAACTTTGGTTCCAATCTTTTAACAGAAGCATCTTCATTCCTTAGATCTGCATGAATTAATCTAGAAAGAATAAGAGTATCTGTAACTTGTCCTACAGGAATCACTAGACCATACAATCTATTTAGAACTTCTAAGTCAAATCCTAAGATATTGTGACCTATTATATGACTCAACTTTATCTTTTGAAGAGCATTCTTAATTTGCTCTTCTGTAATTGCTACTTCTACAGAGGCTAAAGCATGAGTGTCATATAATTTTGTATATGTTTTCATTACTATACAATGAACCTTAGTGACTGTATCCAAGAGTCCATCAGTTTCAATATCTAATATTATATTGTCCATTAGAAATCCTCCTTATTCTCCTTTTCAAATCCATAAGATTTAACTTCATCTGCAGAAGCAGTAACTACCATCCTTCCAGTTTCTTTAGAATAATGTAAAGTATCTGCAACTCCAGTTTCTCCTGTCCATCTATTCTTTAGTACTCTGATGGTTGTAAGATCTGGATTCTCCTCATCTTGCTGGTTTCTCTCACACCCAATTACTATGTCTGATAACTGAGCTATTCCATGAGAACCTCTGAGTTGGTTCAGAGTAGTTCTAACTCCTTCTTCGTGACCTTTATCTCCTGAAGGTCTTCGTAAGTGAGATACTAGAATCAGAGCGCATTGAACTTCTTCTACTAAAGAACGTAGTTTAGTCATAACAAAATCTAACATACGCCTTTCATCTCCACCTTCCAATCCTGAGAGAACTATGGTCAGATGATCCAAGATAATATGGGAACATCCTACACCTTTTACAAGGTATCTTATCTTATTTAACAAATGTTTTATCTCCATACTTCCCCAATGGTCATAAAGAAATAAATTTCCTGTCCCTAATACATTATCAAATCCATTCTTTAATTCTTCTGGAGTATGTTCTACACTCTGTAAATGAATAGGCTTATTTAAGTAAAGTCCTATGAATCCAAGTGCAGTCCTCTTAGTGTTCTCCTCAAGTGCAAGGTATCCTACTTTCTGATCCTGAAGTATTAGTGAGTAAGCAATCTCTCGACATACTTGTGACTTCCCTACTCCTGAACCTGCTGTGATAGTAACAATCTCACCTTTACGGATGCCTTGTGTCATACTATTTAATCCATTAAAAGGATAAGGCATTGAGTCTGTTTTTACATTGGTACTAACCAGATCCCATAGATCTTTTCCATCAATGATACCATCAGGTCTATAGCTCTTAGCATTCCAGATCTGATTGATAATTTCTGAACCTCTTCCTGCTTGAATCATTTCATTTGGATCCTTCAAAGGCAAAGTGGCAATCTTTACTTTTCCTGGACTAAACAATTGAACACAATCATCCACAGCCTTTTGTCCTGCATCATCCTGATCAAACATCAGTATAACGGACTCAAAATTTTCTAGGTATTCTAAGTCGTTCTGTATTGCTTTCCTTGCTCCTGCAGCTCCAGTTGGAATAGATACTACAGGCCACTTATTTCCTTGTGCCTGAGAGACAGAGAGAGCATCTATTTCACCTTCACAGATGGTGATCATCTTCCCTTTTTCCCAAAGATGTTTTCCGTAGAGTCCTGCTTCCTTAGTATCTCCAATAAACAGGAAATCTTTGTTAGGAAATCTGAGCTTCTGAGCTACTATATGGCCATCTTTTTTATAGTTGGCTATCTGTACTTTCTTTCCTTTGAATTGACCAATTTGATATGACCACTTACTAGTAGTAGCTTTAGACAAGCCACGCTTTTTAAGTGGTTCTGATTCTCCTTTAATAAAATCCATACTATATTTCTCCTCTTGTTTAATGTTGTTCTCCTTAGTATCTCCATGCTGTCTATATCCACAACTAGGAGTAAAGCACCAACCATGACCATCATCATAGATAGCTAAGTTATCTACTGAACCACATCTAGGACATGGTGCATGGGTTACACATACTGATTCTTGTTCTCCCATAATCCTCTATTTCTCATGTATCCATGAATTAGGTACTATTGATTCGGCATATAGAAAACCATATTTCTTACACCATTCTTCACAAGTAAATCTACCTCCTTGTACCTTAGTCCTCAGTCTTTGAAATACAAATCTGATATCAAGTTCTGGATGTTGAGCTTTAATTAACTTATGCTTTCGTTGATCTTCAGCTTTGAACCATCCCTTAACTTCAATTAATATTCCATTAGGAAGCAGAAAGTCTGGAGTGTATTTTTTTAAAACCTCATACTCTATTCTACTAGGTTCAAATACAAACTTGACTCTCTGCTTTTCTAGTTGATCTGCAACTAGTCCTTCTAAATCAGATCTATAACGATTAGAAATCGTCATTATCCTCTTTGGTAGCTGCTTCTTCTGTAGTAACAAAAGGAGTATCTACAGGTTCTTCAGCCACAAAACCTTCTTCTTTTCCAAAAGCTGAAGTCTCATTCTCATATTCTACTAAATCAATGATTTGAACGGCATTGAAATACAAAGT